TGTATATCTATTTACAAATCCTCTATACCACCACGTTGTTCATGATATTGTACAAAACTTAAACTAAACACAACGGGGCTTCGCCCCTCAAACCCTAACTAAACCCCGCCTCCGGCAAGAAACCTAAGCGCCTTCGGCGCCTAAGTCCAAAATCCGGGATATAGGTTTTTCCTCCTTCCCGGATTTTTTTCTCTCAACCACTACGGTGTTTCCTACTAACCACTCCGTGGTGTACCCATATCGACCTCATCATCACGAGAGGCCTCCTCTTCTTCTACATCCAATTGCATATCCTTTGGGTCTACAGCGTGCATCTCAACGTCCTCGGAACAACAAGTGGAGACAAAACGATTACCTGTAAATTTTAATTTAATTAACAACATGATTAAAATATGAAAGTTCTAATTAGAGTTTTCATATTTTAATTCTATAGAATAACAGCTGTACCAGCAGCATTAACAAGCTCAGGCGCTCCCAAAGACTGAAAAGTATTATACTCAGTACAATCAATAAAACTCTGATTGATGACGCCAGCAGTTAAACTATGCGTAACAGTCAAAGTATTGTCAGTAGCATTAGTAGCCGGTTCCACATTAACACTAAGAATGGCAATACAACCCTCAGCAGTATCAATACCAATTCTATAATCGGGATTATCAGCAGTTTTGCCTCCAGCCGAATACAAATCGCTCACAAAACTTACGTTACCTGCAACAGCGAAAGAAGCCATTCCTCCGGCAATACTGGTACCCTCAATCTTAAATGTTAACCTCAAACGACCACCGTAATACGCAGGAAACGTGATGACGGTTTCGTTCGTGTTCTTCACAATACTCAATTTAAGATTGTTCTGTTTTCCAACAAGTTCATCTCCATCATCACCAAAAGGTTTAGTGAATGCAATAGCACCTGAGGTATCTGCATCACAAACCTCAAGGTAACGAGTAAGACCAAGACCACGTCCGGTGAAAAACTTAGGCTTTCTCAGACACACAGTATATTGTACATACAACTCACCCAAAGTTCCACTAGCCATAGCACTAGGAATATTATGAGTTGCAAGTTGAAAACGTCCATGATCATACGTCTTCAAATCCTCACCAGTCATAACAGGATTAGCACGAACAAACTTACCCTCAGCGCCCGACAACTTCATAGGATCGCATTCAACCCCATGTGTCTGATTATCAGTAGACTTACCAGACACACTGTGGGCATATGCAGCCATTGCTGGCTTATCAGTAAAATCAGGTCTGCTGGGGTTATACTGCGTAGCAGTGATAATAGTTCCCACTTGACCATTCGTAGAATTAATATCCTGGACGGTACTAACAAACTCAAACACACATTGCTTCAATTCGTATTCTTCATAATTCTGAGCAATCTGACTTAACCAAGGAAAAGTCTGTTCAAGCCCAGGATTCAATGGAAAAGACTGCACAGTAAAATCAGAAACGACAGCACTAGCCGGAGCAAATATATCGCCAACATATTCACGATGACTAATCATTAGGGCTCCTGCCTCGTCCCCAGCGCTTTGAAACACAGGAGGACTGCTCGTGGAACCAGCAATCAACTCATTACTCATACTGTACTCGCCTCTACCAGACAATTTCTTACCTACATTAGAAAAGAAATTACGAGTAGCCTTAGGGTTAGCGACGGCGTAATCAATAGCTTTAGTTGCTGCATATGCAGCAGCAGGAGCAAAATACAAACCTCTTCCAGTATACATCCCACGCCCGGTATAACCAAGAGCTTTACGCATATCACGTTGGGCCTGCGTCGCAGTCTTAAAACTTTGACCAAACCTATCAAGATTCTCCGGGGTTCCACGCTGAACACGCATTGCGCCCCATGTAGACCAAGGCTTAACTCTACTGAATTTGCCTGACGCCCAAGCGCCACGTTGTGCAGGAGTGCTACGTCCCTTAGCTACATATCCATCACCACTTCGCTGACGCTTCATGGAAGTGGGTTGCTTATTTTTACTAATACGTTCCCAATTAGCTAAACGTACACCTTCGCCGCGGTATGATTCGTTTAATGAATCTAACTCTCTCTTCGCAAAAGCAGGAGAAATGTCACCACTAGCTAATTGCTTCTCGAGATACTCAACGTTCTGCC